TGATTCTGCCCTTGTACCGCAACTGAGCAGTAGACCACCACGCACGATCAGCGTCTTTGGATGGGTCGGCAATTTCTACACCGATGCCGCCACGTAAATCATCTATGTTCCACTCGGAAGCGTGCGGGTTGTCAGCAGCAGATGACTCGCCAATAACGATCTTGCCCGGCTGTTGTGACGCATCGAACAGGCGTACTTTGCCACGCGCCCAGTACGTCTTATTCCCGATTACGATGGTATTGCGTTCTATTGCTCGGTCGTTAGCCATTTACCTGAACACCACCGTCCAGTCGGCTATATCGCCGTTCGTGTCAGCGTCTACATAGAGTGTGTTGAATTTATCACCGCCAGGCTCACAGTTCACGGTGTACGAGTCACCTTTAGCAACACGTTTGCCGTAAGTTGTGGACACGTTTGAGCCACCAACGTACATGGCTGCGCCAGAGTTGGTTGCCCTTGGAGTGATTTCTACTGAGAGAGCAACGTCGCCAGCGCGTACTTTGGAGCCAGAAGCGATACTGCTAGTTATCTGAACCGCTGTGCCGGTTGCCGACACTGTGACAGAACCCATATCAACTCGTGCCATCAGCAGAAACCTCTACCGGAATGTGGCACTCTTCAAGATGTCCACACCAGCAATCAGGGTTGTTGTTTTTAGAGTGATACTTATTGCAAGAACAGTGATCGCACTCTGTCAAAACTGTAGCCATTATCCCACCTTTGGTACGTAATATCCGAAAGCCGTTACACTGATTGCACCGTTCGTATCTGCCCTGTCTACGTTCAAGAATTTCCCCTGAGTAATCAATGACTGGAAGCCCAAGACCGGAACTATTTGCTGGCGCGCTATATCAACCGAGAACAGCAGCTTGTCTTGTGTAGCACTGTCAGAAGCAGGGGCTTCAAACACTTCGACCACATCACCTGCTACGGCAATGCTTCTGTTCGCTGAAATTACAATCCCTGTAAGAACCAATTGCACTGATGCTTTGGCGGTAAATAAATTAGCAGGGCTGGTCGTTGTCAGGCTTTGCAGTGAAGGCTCAGAGAATCCGTAGGCACGAACAATAACCTCCCCATTCTTTGAGACAAGAGCCTCGCTTGTAGTTGAGGTATTTGGGTCAGTTCCTTGTAGAACAAATTGCCCTCCCACCGTCTAAGCCTCCAACGTTGGGTCGTACTCAAGAAACGAAACTCGCGCCTGTGCTACTCCGCTTGTGTGATCTGAAGTAATCCTGATTTCAAACGTGTCGTTCTGACCGAGGATTAGCGCGCCTTCCTTGTTGTAAGTAAGTTGGTCTGCCTCGGACGACGGATAGTACCTGTCGAACTCTAAGAACGTACCGCCCATAGTCGGGTTGTTGTCCGTGGCTGTTACCGACGCAGCATTGCCCGAAGCAGCGTTCATGTTTACCGGAGTGACCGCTGTGCCGCCACTGGACACCGTTCGATTGAGTCCAAAGTCCCAATACGTCGCAACGTTGGGGAGTGCTGTACCACCAGCGTAGTCAAGGAACTGGCAACGAATGTAGGTCACAACAACCACATTGGTTGAACTCGTGTTCTTCAAATGTAAGACAGCATGGGTCGAGTTGTTTACCGATGCAAAGTCACCCTGCACCTGGTACGCAGCACCATGCTCTCGGCTGTGGTGGAACTGAAGAGGGTTTGTCTGAGCCTGTACGCGCAGCAATCCTTCAGAGGTAACTCCTGCGACGTTGCCACTACCCTGACCGTCAAGAATTTGTAGTCCCATTGTTAGTCCTTACTATTGCTGTCTTTTAGGTGACCGATAAACTCTGCATAGACATTGACTGAACCACTGGAAAGATTCGGGTCGTATTTCACAGCAATAGACTGGTTCTTAGGAACAACAACCTGGAATGGTGCATACAATCTGCCGCTGGAGCCTTGGGCAAACAACCCTACGTCAGTGCCGCCAGTAATCGTGCCGCCGTCCTTGCCCTTGTAAACAGTGGCGTTTAGCGTGTTTCCTGAACCGGCATTCCGATTAGCATTTATAGATACAGCGGTTGCATCTGAAATCAAGTCCCCGCCAGTTGGATTTTCAATTAGTGTGACATAGCCAATATCGCTGGTTCCAGCCGCTGTGCCAACACCGAGAGCAATCGCGTCCAGAATGTAGTCCCTATCTTCAAGGTTTTTAAGATAGAGCAATGCCGAATCAGACGCTCCAGTAATGCTGATAATCCCAGTGTTGATGTTATAAGCATTCCCAATTTCAGCGGCGTGTTCGGATTCGCTTTCCTGAATGGATTGCGTCCTCAGTCTTAGGTTGCCGTCAACTCTGGCTCTATTAGATTGTCCAGAACCATCTAATATCTGATCTGGCATTACTCAACTCTTTCGTTTTTCTCTAGGTTTATTCCGGTCAACTGACCAAGTTGCTGTTGAACACGCTCAGTGCCATCCTGAATGTTATCCAACTCGAAGTTAGTTACTTCTGTTTCGTCAAGCAATGACTGCTGTAACGCTTTAGTAGCCAGCAGTTCAGTTGAATATGAAGTGTGTATTCCTGCCATTAGTCCACCCACCGAACGCTTCCTGAAATCTGTTGACGACTGAGTGCGTCCAGAGCCAACGCCTCGTACCTGTCTGCCTCTAAGAACGCAGCGTCACGGTTAGCGTCACGTCTGTCGCCCCTGGCACGCATCAAGATAGCCGTTGCCTTGTGAACGATGTACTCAGGCTCGATGTCACATTGGGTGCTGTCTGTGGTCAACTCGGTCGGCTTCTTCACACCAATCAGTTTCACCAGGGCGTAGTCGCCGCCAGAAGGCATCAAGTTGTAGTTGAGTATCAACTGCCGCCCGTCACGGTCGATCTTCCATCCGTTGCGGTGAATAGGAATCCAGTCTTCGGAACCGTCAACAGTAGTTTCGATTCCATCCAGATAGATCGTTGCAGCACCAATGTCTACGGTGTGCTTCAGCCCTACAGAGATAATGGCTGTGTCTAATTCAGGGTTGTCCAGTGCTACTCGCACCCACGTCCATGTATCCGCTGTAAGGGCTGGCACACTCAAGGTTTCCAACGGAGATGCACACTGAGCAGTGTTATCTAGAAGAAGTTGTATGTCGCCTGCTGATGTTGCTACCGTTGAATAAATAAAGAACTCGACATGAGTGAACTTGGAGAAGTCTGTAGATTCAATCGAGTTGGTGGCGATGATGTCGCCTGCATCAATCCCTGCCGCAAGCACGAACTTGTTGGAAGCAGAACCCTGTCGCTTCATCTCGGTGTCTGCCGTGGCTGTTACGTCACCGTCTACCAGTTCAGTCCACACACTGTCACAGTTCTCGATTGTTCGACGTGTGTTGTTCAGCCTTACCTCAACAGAAGTAAGCCCAACCGTGTTGGTTGGGATGGCAAGAGTGTTCGTGTGAGTTGATGTGTGGAGAGATATGTCGCGTAATGGCGGGGATGCCTTGCGGGGAATAGAGCGAACGGCGCGGTTGATTGCGTCGTGAACTCTTCTGGGGTTGATGTCTCTGTCCCACAGTTCGTAGGTGTCACCGTCTGCAACCGTAGCACCGAGAACATCGCCCCTCAAAGTACCAGTGGTTGTGGAGCCAACGTAGTCATTCACAAACCGTTGTGAGCCACTGTTCGTTCCTGACGTGCCGTACCAGTACCGACCATTGATGTAATCGTCAGTATTATCCAGTTCTGCGTCTACGAATGTAGAAGTCGAGCCAGTGGCAGTGGCGGTGTGTGTTTCAAGACCGCCGTACTGCCAACCAATGCTCTGTCGCAGTTCTGTTCTGGATTGTGCAATCAGAACGTCAGACATTTAGCCCTCGTGCTTCTTGTTGTGGTGGAAGAAGGACATCCTGCGGGATGCCAACTTCGGATTGTCGTTCGTCCAGTCGTCGCACTTAAGACACGTTCGGAACTCTTCAGGTGACTCTATGGTGCTAACAGCCTCTTGAACGGGCTGTGCGGCTGGCTGTGGAGCCGTGCCAGTCTCATTGAGTAGCCGTTCAAGCTGCAATCGCTCGATCTGCTCTCGTCGGTCGTCACGCTCACGCTCGTGTGCTTCCTGAATCTGTCGCCATTCCTGCTGGTGACGGTTACGTGCGTGGTTGTCTACCTCACTCGGTGACATCAGGTTGGACTTCTTGCAAACAGGGAATCCCTGCTGGTCGTACTTCTCACGGTCTGGAGAGTCTTTGTGAAGGATGCACTTGTACTGCCCAACAACAGGGTCGGGCATTCCTGGGTAGTTCTTGTCAGTGGTAAATACACGTTTCCCAGTGTCAGGGTCACGTTTCCCCAGTTGCACTTGGAGGTTGTTTCGGTTGATGCGTGATCGGTCGCCGTTTCGGATGTCGTACACCCATACGTGACCCGCACTCAACACTTCGTCCACCCGCATTCCAAGAGGATTGTCAGCAGATGGGCGGTTTACTAGATCGCCTTCCTGTGCGTCGTCTTCAACGATAGCCTCTTCAGCAGCGTACATCAGTTCTTCAACTGACTGCTCTTCGAGGTCGTTAGACATGTCTGCGAGGTCTTTGGCGGTAGTCATTAGTTGTTCCTCACTAGAGACTCTCTACGTTCACGTTCTTCGTGATAGGAGTCTACCCATTCTTGGGGGCTTTTGCCGGGTTCGACATCATAAGCGTCCTCGGAATACCCCTGATAGTGTCGCTCATTTGCGATGTCTCGCATAGAGCCTACAGTTTCATATATCTCGTTGTTCTCTGGGTCTGCGCCCATGATGTTGAGCAACGGTGTCGTACCCCATTCTGCCTTTGTACCGATAGTTTCGGTGTACTTGGCTAGGGCATCGTTCCTGACTACCGTGAACTCCCTAAGGCGTGTGTTGCCTCGGTAGAACTCTCGCATCAGAGCACATGGCTCGTCGTTCGAGATGTAGATGGTGACAGGATAAATCTTCTTAGACATCCTTCTCACCTTCCGGTAATACAGAAAATCCTTGTGGCATTATCTTAATCCGGTCGATACTTAGATCACCTTCTTTCAATGCTCGAATAACATCTATTGCGGAGTTTAGCCCATCTTGAAGCTGCTCTGCTTCCAGTGACTTCATTCCGTAGAGTTCCCACGGGTTTACTTGCTGCTGTTGAACCATTGGCTTCTCTTTTACAGTTCCCTTTGGCGGAGACTGATTTGCATACACTTCTCGAATGTCCTCAAGCGGCATGCCAGTCTTCACGGCTAATTGCCTGTGCCAGATGGCTTCAGGCATATCGGTCTCGCCGTCCCACTCACGAGGCTTTGATTCCCACTCACCAGTGTTTTCATCGTAGTAAGCAGGAATTTCTTGAATCAAGTGTGGGTACTGTTCGTACAGTTCAGCGAACAAACAACAAATTCGTACACGTTGCGTTCTGCCAAGATACGGGTTTGCCCAATCTCCTGTGCGCTGAAATGTGCAATCACAGAGATCATCCTGGTTAGTCCACTCTTCTTCGGGAATTCCCTTCGACAGCAAGCCAAGAATGTCCTGACCTGCCATCGGAAGGAAATCTCCTTTTTGTCTTTCTAAAGCCAAGACTCCTAAGTCTCCACGTTGCTCACAGTTCCAGCCGCAATTATCTTGCGAACAACTGTATCTGACGAGAATATCCCGTTTGAAGTGGTAATTGCACCAGCGGGCGCAGTTCCAGACTTCATCACTACTGCGCTTGTCGGCTCAGTAGTCGCAAAGGTCTCGATAGCACCAAGCCTTACGTTGCCTGCGGTAATTGCTGCGTCACCTGCGGTGATAGTTGCACCACCAGAGGTAACAGTAAACCCGTTTGCTGCCGTAAGGTCTGTTGCTGATACGTGACCCATGCGTGTGCCACGGTAGTAGAAATCTAGTCGTGAGTTGGCTGGGTCATATCGCCAGCCATTATGTATTGAACTTACTGCCATTTATGTTTCCTTTGCTGAAGGTCAGCACCTGAAAAGGATTAGCCCCGCCCCAGAAGGGGCGAGGCATCAATCAACTAAACCGTGAAGTCTCGGTTTGCCTTCACGCTGATGTAGTCAACGTCAAGGGTCTCAATAGCTGCACCCTTGGCTTCTACACCTACGCAAAGTGCGAGGTTGGTCGTGGTTGACACAGCACCAGTAACGGTCTTCTTCAACTCTTCGTCGATGTACCAGCGAGCGGTTCCATCATTTGTGAGTTCAAGTCGGAGAATCTGCCATTCACCGGCTACTGCGTCGTCATCGAGGTCAACCGTCGTCGAGTCGGTCACACCAGTCGTGGTTCCGCCGTTGTATACAGCGTGCCAGTCTTCGTCGTCAGTCAGTTCTGCCGATAGGTAGAAACCAACGTAGTCAGAAGCGACCGGAGTAATGGTCGTTGTCGCAGCAGAGAGAATGTCGGTCTCGATGCTAAGAGTCTCTGGAGCAATGTCTGAGAAGCCAATGAAGACTTCCTTGGTGTCCAAGTTTTCCAACTGAACACGGGTCTCAAGAACAATCGTTCCCATGAGTCCCACATCGAATCCAGCCTGAGTACCAACCAGCGTAGTGTGGTTGTCTTCGTTAGTCGTGGTGATTCGACCAGCACCGGACAGGAATCCAGCAATGGTTGGAACACCAGCGTCTACTTCAGCGGAACCCTGTCCACCAACACAAAACGGTCCGAGGTTTCGGAGTTCTGCTGTGTTTGCAATCGCGTCTTCTCCGAAGAAATCGTAGAAGAGTCGAATCTTGCTATTTGCGCCACTCTGAGGCATTTGTTTTTCCTTTTACTCTGAATGAGCCTAGATCAAGCAGAAACCCACTGGTCTCTGCCTACGTTCTTGATGATATCGCCCTTCACATCCAAGTGGAGTATGCCGAGCGTGGCATCTTGAACATCAATTACTGAAGCGGTGACTGCTCGCGAGCGTGAGGACTTCTTGTATTTCACAGAGTCACCCACACCAACAAGCACACCGTCTTTTTCTGTCTTACGAACAGTCATCAGTTAGTCTCTTACGAGGTTGGCGCAGTTGCGTCAGAAATGACTTCGTAAATCCAGTTACCGGCAGATCGCTCGCCGTAAGCGTACTCGTCACGGTGGAACATCTCAGATGCACCGCCACCAAGTCCCTCGTTACGAACCATCTTTACCCAAGGTGCGCGCGCTTGTACCAGTACAACAGCCCCGTTAGCACCAGAAGCGAAGACGCCACCTTTAGCGTCGTCGGCTGCGTCAATCGTGATGTTGTCATCCGTGAATCCCTGGGCGTTGGCGATTGGAAGGTTGAAAGCGTTCTTGAACACTTCTGCGGTAAGTCCGTCTACGTCAGCGTAAGTACCGACACCGGCTACGAGTTCGTCGTAGAGGTCTTTCATCTGGAATGAGTGAAGCACAAATGCTACTTTTCCAGACCACGGCTCAGTGGTGTTACCTCGTACTCGGTATGCACCAGCAGCGATTACACCAGAGGTGAGTGCCGAACCAGCGGAACCAAGTTGGGTGGTTGCACCGTCAAGAACGGCAAGACCGTCCTTGTCTTTCTGAGTTTCGATTGCCTGCTGACCGAGTTGACCAGTCTTGGCAAAAACGTTCTTCGAGATGTTTCGTGCCGTTCGGTCAGTAATAACCGTGTGGACTGAAATAACCGAAGGAGTAACAGTGAACACGCTGTCGGACAACTGTTGAGGGTTGTCTTCCTCAGTGTTCTCAGTGATGTTTACAGCGGTCAACTGTGCAAGAGAAATCTCGCGCCAGTTGTTACCAACGCCCTGACCAAGATTTACTCGGTCGGACAACTGCTGCATTACACCATCGTACTTTCGCACAACACGAGCCTGTGCGACGACCGTAGGCAGACTAACTGCCATCTGGTCTGTGGTTGTGTAGCCATTAGCCATTGTTTTGTTTCCTAGCTATACGGCAGTTTGAATCCACGTGCGGCAAGAAGTTTCATGGCTCTTGCGTCATCAGCGGGGGAGTCGTAAATCCCAGCGTTGTACTTTTGTAGCCACTGGGAATCTGTCTCTGACCCACTTGAGCCTGTGCCTCCATCAAAGGAGTTTGCTTCTCCACCGGCAGGAACCTCTGCCTGTTTAGCTGCGATTGTCTGTTTTTTAAGTTGTTCGGCTTCACCCAATGTTTGAGCAGCCTGGACAGCAAGAGTCGGGTCTGAATACCCCAGCAGCAAATCTCGATGCTGGTCGGAGGTCAGCCCGTGCTGTTGCATTAGATGGTCTACCGAAGCACGCCTAGCAGTTTCTTCTGACTGTTGCTGAGTAGTAGTCAACTGTAATCTGAGGTTTTCGGCTTCCTGCTGTGCCAAGTAAGCCGCTTTCGCAGCGTTGGCTTGCTGGTTTGCCATGCCTTCAGCAGTTTGTGCGTCATAGCCCTGATTCTCAAGTTGAGCCTTCAGAGACTGTGCGTACCCACGTACTTCAGCTTCGAGAACATTGTCATTCTGCTGTTGAGTGATTTGCTGAACCTGCTGGCTCATCTCATTCAACCGCTTTTGAAGTTCGCTGATCTGTGTGTCTTTGGAAGACTCGATCTTAGAAACTTCAGACTGCGAATACGTTCGTTCCTGAGACTTGGAGGTTTCTGATTCTTCAGATGCCTCTTTTGTTGCTTCCGCAACCTGCCCAGTCTCTTCAGTAGATTCGGTTTCTACGTTCTCTTCAGCACTAGGTGTGGTTTCTTCGGTGTTGTCTACCGCCCCGTTCTCTTCGTTGTTCTCAACCCCTGAGTCCTCTGAAGTTTCAGCCCCTTCTTCTGTACTGGCTTCCGTTGACTCGTACCTGTCATCGAACTCGGCAGGAATGAGTGGTTCGTCGCCAGCGTCAAAAGACGCTTGTTCCAGATTGTCAGACGTTGCTTCTTCAACTTGAGAAGACGTGGTATTTGGTGTGACCATCTATTAGTCCTCTTTTAAATGAAAAAGCCCACCCGCCGTGCCAATGAGCACAGAAAGTGGGACTTGCCCGAAACCTATTCAGTTTTCGTTACGGCTCTATCCCCACATGGTTCCAGTAACCGCATTTACATAATACAGAACATGATGGGGTAACAACAGTTACGTCGCCTGACTTCACAAATAGGCGACCGTCTTGGATTATCCCAATCGTGCGTGGACACTTGGAACATCGAACCCTGTTTCCGGTCAGGCGTACTTCTTTAGTTGCCTCTGCTTGAATCATTGAGACGCCCTTAGTCCCTGAACATACTCGTTTGTGATTCCGATTTTATCAAGTATTCTCGTAACTTCAGGTAGCATTTCTTTGCTTGTCCTGTGCCGTGGAGAGCCATCTGGCTTTACGCCTATTGGTGATCGCAACTCTAATAGTTCCTTTACGCCTTCGATGTCTTCTTTACGCGCACGCCACTCTTCAAGTTGCTGTTGCAGTTCTGGGGAAAGACCCTCGATAAACTTATCTGCGGCAGGAACCCATGTGTCAAATATCAATCTGCCCTTGAATTCGTTTTCGCCAATTTTCGTTTTCTGGGTATGCTCGTCTATAAGGTCATACCACTCGTTCAACATTCGGTCGAAGTCATTCTTTGGCTCTTCTCCAACGTAATTGGAGATGCCAGAGCCTTCTCTGAATCCAGCAAGGTTAGCGTACAGGTTGCCCTTAGTGTCCGATATTCGGTCTGACAGTTTGCTCACCACTCTCCATGTATCGTTTGCGCTCTTCATAGAGTACAAATCAACAATGAACGCATCAAGGTCATCTTGCTGAAACTGTCGCTGTGCCTCTTCCGAACCGGAACGCCTGATGCGGTAGTCAGCAAACTTGTCACCTGAATCAGCGCGTGCTTCATCAAGGTCGTGGAGAGTCTGTTTTAGTTCAGGGTTTTCTTGCAGGTTGAACTTCTCTAGCTGGTTCAGGTCGTCCCACGGCTTATTCAGTGCCTGCCATGAGGCATCATCGAGAATCTGTGAGCGACCTTGCTCGTAGGCACGCGCACCAAGGAAGTCAGCACCAGCACGGATTGTGCGCTGTTTAGCAGAACCGCCCTCGAACAATGCAGACTGGAACCACAACATGATTCCTAGACCGGAAATCTCACGTACAAGACCCATCAATCCGTCAGATACATCGGGGTCGTCACCGCCGAATGCTGGTGCGCCAGGTCTAGTTACATTTCCAACAACGTCACGACCAGAAAGAATGTCAGTTGCAGTGCCAAGAGCGAATGAAGACTGGCTTCTTGCCCAGCGAATGAACGGATTGCGCTCTGGGTGAGCGTCTAGTAACGCTGCTGGATTGCCCATAATCCGCGCTATGAATTTCAGGTCAGAGATCAACTTGGAACCAGGTCCAACCATTTGTCCTTCGATCTCAGTAACCATGAACTTGCCACTGTTCGGGTTGAACGTGTCTGCAATCTCGCGCTGAGTACGCTCCAGAGACCAGCCTTCAGACTGACCCTTCATAAGCATGTACCCAATCCACGCGCTACTGAGTCCAAGCACACCAGACGCAATAGCATCTCGTGCTAGTTGACCACGTAGACCGCCTTGTGCGGCAGACGTGTAGAGAGCGGCAGTTGCACGCCTGTATCGTGCCGCAAGAGCAACAAGACCTTCTTGCCAGCGACGCTTCGGGGAAACACCAAGCCTTGCGGAAGACGTGATGCCACGGAAGTTGTTGATGAAATCCTCAACATCTTGGAGTCTCTGCGGGTCGATTGAACCGTCAGCGTTTCTTGTAAGCGGCTTTAGAGACTTGAGCATGTGGATACCAGCAGCGTTCATTGCTGTGGCTGTTGCTTGCTGGAACGAGTCAAGAGGTCGAGCGAGAGTTCTTACGGTTCTACCAGCCGCAGCACGTATACCGCCCTTGGCTTCCAAGTAGTCGGCAATATTGCGAACCTTGCTCACACCCTCTGTGATCTCAGGGGCGGCTTCAGTTCCGAACATAATCAGCGAACGTGTGTCACCAAGAAGCTGTCTGTTGTTCTGAAGTAACTCAGCGTTGAACCTTCTGGCTCGTGCAGGAGAGACAAATCCACGAACAAGTTGAGTGCCGAAGTTCTTAGCAGTTGTCCCGAACAAAGCCCCTGGAACTTTAGGGCGAATATTCCGCAGACCGGCTTGAGCGGTCACAGGCAAAAAGTCTTTCCCCATAGCGAGCAAGAACTGAATCAGAAATATTGATGCGTCACCAGAAAGTGCAGCAGTTCGCCCGACTTGGTTCACAGTGTCTATTGCTAGGCGAGTCTTGCCTTGTGGCGCAGATGCTTGAAGATTGTCCAATGCTTTCGACAGATCGTTGACGAAGCGTTCGCCTTCAGTAGTCGTTGGTAGTTGACCCTTGTAAAGACGAGTTTGCGCTTCCTTGAATGTACGAGCATCTACAACCTCCTTGAACTCGTAGTTCGCACGAACCCACTTATCCAACTCTGCTTCAGCCGCAACACGGTACGCCTGCCTGATCTTGAGGCGCACAGTCTCGTCGTATGGCAGTAGAACGAAGCCCTGTTCTCGCAGTTGTTCAGCAGTTCTTACACGGCGCGCTTGCTCAGATGACACTTTTCCCGCAACAGGTCGGTCGGTTGGGACTGGTTCTGCACGAATAATCTCACCAGTCTCAGGGTCTATCTTGGCAAAGACACGGCGAGATCCGAACAATATGTCATCGTCTTCTGTGCGACCAATTACTTTTCCTGACCGCTCGTATAGTTCAGTCGCTTTCTCATCCAGTTCACCAAGCCTGTTCAAGTATTCAGTTTGCTCTGGATTCAGTTTGCGAGCGAACGCAGGGTTTGCCATTTGTTCACGGATTTCGTTCAGTGACAGTCCTGCGAAGTCGCCCTGTCGGAACAATCCTGTTTGAAGATCAAGGTCGGAACCAAACAGAGACTGTCGATCACCAATCTCATTGGCATACGAGAAGATACGGTCAGATTTGAGATTCCCCTCTTCAAGCAAATTGGCATATCCGATAGCCGCTCGCTGACCTGGAGTTGTGGCAGTTAGTGAAGGGTCGAATCCAGTCAGAGGCTTCGGAACGATTAATGAACTTGCTACCTCACCAACACGTCTTGCGACGTTCGGGTTGAACGCAACCTGTAACTGAGTTTCCAAGTCTTGCAGCGGCGGGAAGTCACCACCAGAAGGTCGCACAAAGTCATCAGCAGGTGACGGAACCCGTGGCGGTATTCTTCCAGCCGCATCCGATGGCAGGTCTACAGGTTCTCGTGGAACCGCCTCGATTGGTTCATCGGCGATACGGGTTACTTCATCAGGCACCCTTGGCGGTGGAGCGTCGGCAGCAGCCCTAGCCACGCTAACTGGTGGCTGTATGGCTGTGGTTGGTGGTGTTTGTGCTGTGCGTCCGCCAATGAACTCTCCAATGAGAACATCAATGTCGGCGTCGTCTATTCCGTCTGCCCGTAATTTAGATACAACTCCTTCGAATATCTGGTCGTTGCTCAGCCCAAGATTGCGAAGCCCTGTAGTTGCTTCACGAGCGGCAACAAAATGGGTTACATCAGGGTTTCTTATTGCTTCTTGCCGTGTCTGAGAAAGCAGCCTTTGAATCTTTTCAGGAGAAAGTTTGCCCATACGGTTAGCCAGAACCGTTATAAGCAACCCTGCATCTTCTTCAAATGCAAATGATGCAGACGATTGAAGGTCCTTAAGAGCCTCTTCGGTTACCTCTGGCTGGCTTACATGCCCTCCGATCAACCGCTCTTGCTCTTCTGTAAGCATTTCATCCAGTTCAGCAGACGCTCTCGCAGCCCTTGCCTCGTCTACTGAATCCTGCATTCGGTCAAGACGTTCAAACCTAGCGGCTTCTTCATCTGACCCAAGAATAGATACCAAGCGGCGACGTTCATCACCAGAGGCAATTTCTATCGCTTCGGTGATTTCATCAAACGTAGCATCACGAGGGTCGATAGTCGCAGGGTTTACCCGCCTGTTGATTGATGGCGGCACATCATCAGCAGCCCTAGCAGCCCTGGCAACAACCTGTCGAGCAGGCACTGGGTCTAGCACGTTGCCAACACCGGTGCGCCCGATTGCTTCAGCGGCTTGTTCACCACGGCGCAAAGTGCCTTCCACGACTTCAGCAGCACCACGGCGAGCAGCACTAAGAGGACGAGTTATAAGTCCAACATCACCCACAACAGGGGCGACGTTTAGCGGGTCAATAGCGGCAAGCGCAAGATCACGCTCACCAACTTCAAACAAAGGACGTTGTTCACCAGTGGTTGCGCCTCTGAACCCAGCCAACTGATTACCTAGTGCCTGAATGAATCCAGCAAAACCTTCTCTGCCGGTTTCTTCCTGCCCTATCGGGATTTGTCTTTGTGGAAGAGCCTCATGTGCAGTTCTAAACGCCTCATCAAGAGCCATACCAGAATTACGAGCTTCTTGGAATATGCGGTCAAACTCGGTCTCACGTTGAGTAAGTAGTATCGGCTCACGCCCAAGAAATTCTTCTGGAAGCAATCGCCCTGTCTGTCTTGCAATACCGCCAGCACCAAACATTCCTGACTCTGTAAATTCCTGACCGAATCGACCAGCACCAAGAAGCCCTTGTCCTAGTGGAGTTTCATTGAAGAATGTCTCAGCACGCTGCATTGCGCCTTTATCACGAGGCGGTTGAAGATCGACAGGGGATGCCGTTGGCTGTGCAGCAGCGGGTGTCGCCTGAACACCAGTTGGAACAGGTGACTGCTGAATCTGTGCAAAGTCCTGCTCAGACTGCGCCACGAAATCGAGGAACTTCTGCCCTGCGTCTGGGTCGTCACGTTTCAGGCGAAACTGGTTGCCGGTTAGTTCACGGGCAACTCGGTCAATGTCATCTCTGGGGTCGCCAACACCAAAAGGGAAGACCAATATGTACCTCCCTGACTACTGCGAAAAAAGGAATCTGGCTGGTGATGTAAGCCGTGAAATGCTTGAGCCAATTTGCTGTGACGGCGTGCGCCTGATTCGGCGTTGCAAATTGAAGTCGTTGTTCAGGAAATCAGTAAACGTAATCGGTTCCTGTCCCTGAGAAATCCGGTTTCCCAGTGCGCCAAAGAACTCGTTCTCGATTGACGGGAACAAGTTACTTACGAACGGGCGGTTGAACTGGGTGACGGGAGAACGCTGTTGGCGTGAAAGACTGTCCAGAATCGTCTGGAAGCCTATCTGCCGTCCTTCTCTGGTATCCGAAAGAACATCGAATATGTCTATAGGCGTAGTCATTTACCCGAAGATTCTCTCATTCAAAAAGTCTGCGAACGTGCCTCTAGTGGGGCGTTCTTGAGACAAATACGACTGTGATAAATCATATGCTGATGGCAGGAATCGTGACAGTGAGCCAAACCTTGTGCGCGCAGCTTCACGGGCAATGTTGGCAAGATTTAGCCCTTGCTCAGTTGTTGCAGGGTTTAAGAAGCTACCAGCAAGTAAAGTCGGAAGTTGCTCTTCGCCAAACTGCCTGAAACCCTGCGCCTGTGTCAGCAAGTCACGAGCCTGCTGCGCTCCCTGACGACCAAGTAGTGAACCGCCCTGTAGGTTCTGGGCGATGAAGTTCTGAAAAGAAGGCTCTGCAATCGTCGGGTCAACTGGGTCTCCGCCAGATCGTAATGCCTCTGTGCCGAAGAATCGTGAGAATAGTGGCTGTTGTGCTGCTCGTGTTTGTGCGCCAAGAAGACCGCCGCCAGCACCAATGTTCACGCCGCCCTGACGCAACGCTCGCTCAAACGCAGGACCAAACTCAAATCGTTCGATGTCTTCCTCTATTGGGAACGTAGGAGGTTCTAACGTATTTCGAGGTGGAACAGCATTAAGAGAAGATTTAGCAGACGACAGGTTTGTAAAGAAGTCAACCATGTTTGGGTTGTCTTGACCGTTCGTTACACCAGCAGTTCCGCTAGTTATTAGCGCGCCATCATTTCTAACACCGTAAAGCCTTGCACCAGTTGCCTGTCTCGCATCTTCGATGGTTCTGCCAGATTGTCTAAAAGTAAGGTTTGAACCAAGAGCAGCCTGTCCCGCTCTCTGGGCTTCCTCTCGCGAATTAGCCTTTATAAAAACAATGCCGAGTTCAGGGTGTAAGAATGAAAATATCTGCATCGTTAAATCTCTATACGTTCGGCTCTAAGCCTGCTGCTTCTGCTGTATTCCTTGGTGCTATCGTGTTGAAGCCTGCATCTCGTGACGGCTCACGGCTTACGCCAGGTCTTCCTGCTTGCGGAAACACCGCTGAATCTAACCCTACTGTAGCAGATGTCGGGTCTACTTGAGAAGAGACACCGTTAGGTGACGCTCCGTTAGGCGCACCACCCATACCGTCTGCTGCTGCCTGCAACGGGTTTTGTCCTATTGCCTGCATAAACGCAAATTTTCGCGCTTGGTCTTCCATGTACTGCTGCTCCAGCGCACGTTGCAGTTCTGATTCTACAAACGCCACGACTTCTTCGTTGCCGGTTCTGTGCGCTGCTTCCAGTTGAGTCAGCCACATTGCAGCAGGGCTGGACATTCGTGCCTGCGCTGCAAACATGCGGGTTTTCTCTTGGTCGTAGTCCTGAACACGAGCAATCTTTGTTGCGGCGTATTGCTTGGAGACAAGTGCCATGCCTTGAGCATCTGGGGTAGACGCAAGTTGTGCTGCCTGCCAGAGTGCAACGTCATCGTGTGGCTGAACCTGAACCAGTTGAACTGAGATGCGGTTATGCCCCTTGATGTCATCTGGGGAAATAGGTCGATTGAATGGAATATCTGTGTGAGTTTTACCACGTACCTGAATCGTCTTGTACTTGCCTGTTTCGTATTGAGAAATCAGGTTTTCCAGAACACCAAGTAGCAGTGATTCGACTGCCTTGATGTACGGAGCGGCAACTTCTGCGTCTGACTGCGTAATGATGTCCAGTGCAGCACCGGATACAGGCACTCCAAGTCTTCCGAGTCCTGCTTCTGAGAGACCGGCGTTGGATTCATCGAGTCTAAGTTCCGCTTCCAGTGCAGCGGTGTCTGCCGTTAGTTGTGCAACTGGGAGTAGTTCTACGTTCTCGTTGTTATCAGTTGACAGATTCAACTCGCCACCGGACTCGAACGGGTCTTGGTCAAACTCTTTCGTTCCGTCACGAGAAAAGACCTTCATCGTTCCCTGAACCCGCTTGGCTGTGAGTGCCATACGGTACGAGGCAAGGCGGTCTACTTGCGGCTTGGTGTGCTTGAGAGCGGCAAACACGCTGTCACCAACGTCTTCGATGCCGGGAATATCACGAACACCTTGGATGTCGTCATTGAGCGTGTAGTTCATCACTCCAGGATTGTTCCCGATCAACCGAATGACAACTGGGAACTTTTCTGCATGGGTGTCAGTTGGCTGCTTTGCAAACTGGTTGTCAATGATGACAGCGTTCAGGTACTTGCCATTGAGTTTTGAGCCGTCTTTTTGCGTTCCTTTCCAGTAGTAGTCCACGACGCGCACGTTTTCATCGTTATCGTCGTCGGTGTTTCGTACTGGGTCTTCGGAATCAAACTTAAATTTAGGATATTCGTCACGGATGTCTTGCTTGGAACGCTGTGTGACAATAGCTGCCCACAGTGGTTCGCCTCGCCCCTTCTCAAACACGATGTTTCGAGGGTCAATCGGGACAATATCTTCTATGGTGTTGCCGTTTTCGTCCTTAATAAGCACGGCACGAGTAGCAATCCACGCGCCACGGACAGTTCCAAACCACGCATTCATGCCCTGAACGGTGGATGCCATGCCTGAGTTTTCTAGGCGTTCATCTGCGTTTGCCAGCATTCCGATTGCGAGGCGTTCAGTTGCGTTGTTCTGGTCTCTGAAGTTCTCGTTGTCGGCATCGTCTTCAACGCGAATAATTCGGTCGGCAAAACCTACGAGATTGGAGACTTTTCGTGCGAGAATCTTCGGATAGTTCGTTGTGACAGCATCTTCTTGGCGAATTCCTTCTACGGCACTTGGCTTGAAGCGTTCGTTTCGCCAGCCCCATGCGTACTCATCGTCCATGATTTCAGTACGTTTCAGGAATACTTGTTCTTTGCGGTCTACCCGCTCAAGAATTCGCTGGATTTTCGCTTCATCTCGCTTTAATGCTGCCATTTAGAGTTTGCCTAGCCTGCGAAGTCTTTCTTTCCGAGAGATAACTTTGATCTTGGAATCTTGATGATATGCCTCTTTCCGCATCTGCCATGCTAACCCAACTGCCATAGGGTAGTCATCATGTGTGCCGACCATTGCTTCGATGCGACCGTCCTTATCAGGGTTTCTGATGACGGTTGAGAACTGTGAAAGCCCGTTTTTAGAGGGAATTGTAATCAATCTTTCTCGAACAGCTTCGATAAGCTCACCCCAGAGAAGCGGGCGAGAGCGGGAATCCGTATGCCAACCAACCCTTCCTGAAGGTTGACCGTTGGGATTACGCCTTTCGTAGAGTCTTGGGTATTTGAGGTCTCTCGCTTTGTCGATTGTGAGTTGACCCCAGTCGTTATCTTCGATAGCCCAGATCGGATTGCCGTAGTCTTCAAGGAGCCGAACGGATTCCTGGGCAAGATGCTCTGGAGCAAGCGTTTGAGAATCAACATCGGCAACCACGTAACCAGTTTCAACATCAATGATAGCGGTAGTTGCATAGTCGTTTCCTGTTCCGTGGGAAGTGTCCGTTCCAGCCGCATACCGCTTCCCGACAGCAGGCTTCTGGTAGATATTGACCACCCCATTTCTCGTTTCAACAGGGTCTTTAGCGTCATTCTGCATAGATTCAAGTGCATCTGTGTCGAATGCAGCCATTGCCCGTGTTGGACGTAATGCTTCTTCTTCAGTCTCTGGGTGTTCCTGCTCCATGTAGAGTTCAGGAGTCATGCCCTCAGAGGTTGGAGCCTCTTTCTTCACCCGTGCGTGCCACTCGTCGTCTCTGTCTGGGACACTGCGCCAGCCGTGAAACACTTTGTGGAAGCCGTTTGTCTCGGAATTACGGTAAATCTCTTTAAATAGAGAGCCAGCGGTCTTTTTGTTGATCGTTGAGACCTGAATCAGTTGTGCGCCACGGTCAATTGTTGGCTTGATGGCTGCGTAGTTCAGTTCCAGGTTCTCGTGAAAGTCCGCTTCGTCTTGAATTACAAGCGTTGCAGTCTCACCACGACCCGCATTCTCAGTTGACGGCAGTGCGGTAATCTTGGATTTCATGGACGGGAACGTAACTGTGGTGTCGTTCGACCGACCAGTGCCAGTTTGCAAATGCGGAGGCAAGTTTTCCATGATGGTCTTGCACTTGCCAAGGAACACGCTGGATTCAAGTTGTCCTTGCGAGAAGATAAGTACGTTTGCGCCTTCGTGGTACTGGGCTTTCCACGTGGCATACGCAGCCAGAATCCACGACCACCCAATCTGGCGGCTTTTGAGTACAGAGATGAGTCTCTTCGGGTCTTCAGTATCGGAGCCAGCCAGTAAAACAGCGGCTTCTTTGATGTGCTTCCACAGTTTCAGTTGGATAATTCCGCCCTGAGATGTGGCAGTAGGCGGGTCGAGCAGTTTTACGTGTTCCAGAAAATGAACAAAAGACCTAGAAACGATCTCTCGCTCTAGGTCACGTACTGTATAAGTCGGTGTCTCAGTCGCCATTCTCAGAGTTTACTACGCGGTTTCCTGATACTTACACCCGCAACTCAAAAGCATTGAGCCATCTTCTTGTTCGGTGCTAGCCTCATCCCATCGTTTACGGTCGAGATTCACTAAGTTGTAATCACTGTTCTTCATGGACATAAGAGAACGGAGTAAACAAGATGTTGCCGGTCCGTATTTGTGAAAGCCAACACCGTAATGATCTTCGACGATCACATCACAGTATTTAAGAAGGGTAATTTTCATGGTTCTGGATGCTTGTAGATACGGCGTTTACCAAGAATTAAGTCCTTCATCCAATCTGAAGTAGGTTCCGCTGGAAATATTTTGTATAACTCCGAAACCTGCTCCCATTCTTCTTCATCGAATTGAAGTGTAATTGTGTAGTAATCCCCATCTTTTACTTCAAGAACTCCCGTGTCGATGATCTTCTGGAGTTCATCCATCGTTGTTCTCTTGATGTTTTTTGCAACGTCCGTTCTTGTAAACATGGTAAATACACGGCTGCTCGGAACACTGCGGGAATCTCGTAGACCGTGGCATCTGAAACGTGTCCACAGAGGAAACAGAGAAATCAGTCACTCTTGCTCTCCATCAGTCAACATCATGTGAGTCAACACAGTCGCATCCAAACAGTCCTCACACAACCACTCGTCCTGCAAAGCATCTATCTGGTACAAATCAAAACGCTTCTTCTCACACGCAACACATATTGGTATCTGAGTAGACATAACGGGGTTATTCTACGGCATCAGTGGGCTTTTCCTGTCCCATAAGTGCGCCCCACGCAGAAACAGCATCTCTCAAGGACTCGTTAAATGGGTGGTAAACATCAGGACGGTTGT